CATTAAGTCACTCGCACCATAGGACACAACAAAATCCTCAGCAGGTACAAACATAGAGCATGGTCTTTCCATGATTGGATCGTAGTACACCTTCTTGAATGATGATCCTGCCAAAGGCAAACGAAACAACATTTGCTCCATTTCATCACGATACTCTGTCATATCTTCTGTTAGAAGATAGTTCATTTCGTTTTCAACACGTTGAGACTGTGATGTCTTTTCCTTAGTGTTCTTTCCGACTATCTTTGTTCTGACTGGACCTGATGCAGGAAATATCTCTCCCATAGCCTGTGCCTGAAACCTAACCACTGCCTCTGTTAGGAGGGGGTGGAATACGCCTGAAGCTCCTTGCCAAGGCTGTGACCTTTCCTCAATCTTCATGCCAAGTAGATCAAGACCTTTTATGTAAGATCGTGACCATTCTTTTCTGGAGGCTCTGTCACTTACAAAGTCATCAATAAGATCAGATGCCATCTTTTCTAAATCAGCATCTTCTATAAACTCAGCTAGATTAGAGTTGTGATCAGGTCCGACTAAATCCTCAGTGACATCACCTTCAAAGTCAACGATGACACCACCATCCTCTGTTTCTATCGATACAGCGTCTGGATTTACCACTTCAACTTTTAACTCTTGTTCAGAGGGGTTCTTCTCTATATCAACCTCGAAAGGCTCTAATCGTTTATCAACTACCATGTTAGGTTATCTTTGTTGGTTTTAATCTATCTCTTGCAATAATACCACCACCACGCATTTTAACTACACCACCTTTAGCTTTAAAACGCATTTTCATTTCTTTGTCATCAGCAACAGAACCAAAACCTCTAGCTCTCATAGCGTCTTTTCCATATTTTTTTACTAAATCTTTTTGCTCTTTTGCTGTTTTTGCATCGAAATCAAGAGCTTGAGAAGCAGTCCTAGTAGCTTTTTTTAACTTATCGCTAGTCAATATATCACGAGAATCAAGTTTATCTTCCAAATAACCCAAAACTCCTTGTTCTTTTATTCTTTGCGCTTTATCTATTCTTTTCTTTAGTTTTTCCGACATGATAACTTACCTTATGCTGAATTTAGTTCCTTGAGTAGCTAGTCCACCACCACGCATCTTCATAACTTTAACTTTACCACCTGCTTTTTTACCTGTGTATTGTCCAAAACTTCTGGCTTTATAAGCATCTTTTCCATATTTTTTAGCTAAATCAAGGTCTTTCCTTTCGGCAATGCCAGCTTCTCCCATTTTAATCATTGCTTTTTCTAAAAGACGCATCTGTTGTTTTTCTAGTTCAGCATTTCCAGAAGTTCCCCTGTCAGCAAACTTTTTGTTTAACTTCTTTCTAGCTTTAAAATAATCATCAGAAATTTTATTAGCTTTTTCATCTTTTATAGCTGTTGCCCTTAAGCTAGGATAGTCCAATTTTAAACCCATTTTTTATCTCCTAATAATATTCGACTGGTCTTCTGTATTTAGGTTCGTCATCCCAGTCATCGCTTTCTGCTCGAACCCATCCACCTTGGCGAAATCTTAACAGAGCCTGAGTAGTGCTGTCAACCAAGTCATCGTGATCACCAGAAGGAAAAGAGGCACACTCCTCTATAACCTCATCTGCCCACCGTGTGGGTGGATACCACACACAGCCACTCGAAAACAAATCCGTTACGGCATTTACTCTGGCTATCTTGTCGTTTCCTCTGGTAGGCGTGAACTCCGTGACAGGTATACCCATAGCACGAAGTTCAAACATTAAAGGCGCACCTGATGCCTTTGCCTCAACAATCATCTGATCTGGCTCAAACTCCATATACTTGTCGTATGCCGCTCTTTTAAGTTCAGGAAACTCAAGTTTTGCCTTAAACGAATCAAGAAGTATTAAGTTTGTCTTCTCAATACCTGTCTCACTATCGGCATGGTAAAACACACCCCAAGTGGTACACGCACTGTAGTCACTACGTTCTGTCTTAAGAAACGCTGTATCCCATGACTGTATTACTGCCTCACAGGCAGGTGGGGAATCATTATCCCACAATCGCCACCATTCTCGTTTTATTAATGCTCCCTCTTCGGAGGTGGGGTTTTGCTGATACTGAGCGTTCCACTTAGCTACAGGCAATTCAGCTTTTAAACTCTCTAGCTCCTCTAACTTCCAGAACTCTCCCCATAGTGCCTTTCCTGACGGCATAATCGCAGGTAACTCAATAACCTCCCAGTCATCAATTCCTGCTTTATTCTCCATACTTTTTAATATCTGTCCTGTTAAATCTCTCTTAGCCCATCGTGTCATCACCAAGATAATCGCACCACCAGGTTGTAATCTCTGTCTCGGACCTGATGTATACCACTCATAAACCTTATCGTAGACCTCTGGGTTATACTGACCCAACTGTGCCTCCTGCTCCGAGTGGGGGTCATCAATCACCAAAACATCAGCACCCTTACCAGTTACAGCACCACCAACACCAATAGCAAAGTAATCACCACCCTTATTCGTACTCCATCTTCCTGCAGCCTTACTATCAGCCGATAGTGAAATACCTTTAAATATTTTTTGATAATCTGGTGACTGAATTAAATTCCTGACCTTCCTGCCAAAGCCAACAGCCAACTCAGCCGTATGTGCCGTCTGAATAATCTTCTTATCTGGATATTGTCCAAGAAACCACGCAGGAAATAAGTAAGAGGCAAACTCCGACTTGGTGTGGCGTGGGGGCATATTTATAATCAATCTCTTCAATTCTCCTCGTGCCACTCTCTCAAAAGCATCAGCCATGATCTTATGATGCGACCCACCAATAAATGCCGACCACATCATATGAACAAAAGACAGAAAATCATCCTTAGCACTCTCCCTGCCCTTCGCCTCTTCATACTTCTCCAGAAGTTCCAACATCTCCCTTTTTTGATCAATAGGAAGTAGATCAATCTTATCCTTAAATTGGGATAACTCCATTACTGCTTCTTTCTGTTTTTCTTTGCTGATACCACACGAAGGTTTCTTTTCATATTATTTCTTGGATTGCCATCCTTATGATCAATATGCTTTCCATCACCCTTCCGTACCCTGCCCTGCCTTATAGCCTCCCTACGGTTCTTATTCCGTAAAGCTCTCTCTTGCTTCATTTTCTTTGAGGCATGATATTTTCTATAAACAGACAAAAGATTTTCCTTTACACATATGGTATACCATATATCATGGTATACCAAATACCATGATATACCAAACATATTATGAAATAATATGTAACATGGTATACCTTAAAGAGAATCAAGGTATACCATAATACATGATAGGAGAAGACTATGGTGATAGAGCCATTTCTTATGTGGAACTTATTAATCACTCTCGTGATTGCACCTCTAGCGTGGTATATCAAAACTCAACGTGACGAAATAAAACGAATCGACATTCTCCTTAATAAAACTAGAGAGCAATATATGAACAAGGTTGAACACAAAGACGACATCAACAGGCTCTTTGAACATCTATCCAGATTAGAAAACAAAATAGACACCTTATTAACGTCAAAGTGACATTTGGCATTTTTTACCAAATTAATCACGCAGATTACTATATATAAGTAAAAGCACAGCCGATGATAATCTGGGGGGTGGGGGGTAGGTGGGTTTAAAAAAATAACATAATGTAGATTATGCGCCTAATTGCTGTAAGTCATTGATTTATAAGGCTTTTAAATTATCCAGTTTCTCTTTTAGCCTTTTTTCTAAGGTTTTTATGTCCTGATCATCCTCTTGCACCTCAACTTTATCTATAAATAAACCCTGAGACTTGCCCAAAAGGTGTAATGCTTGGATTCTTGCACTGTCACTGTCTGCATTTTGTGACTCTGAATATAATTGATCCAAAACGTAACGCTCAAGTCTTGCCTTCCTAGTCCTATGTTCTGCACTCCTCTCAATAGTTATTTGATTTATTCTTGCTAAGACCTTGCTATTCCCCATTAGACGACTTGCATTTTCATTTATGGTTTTTGGTGCTTGATCTAAAGAATACCCTGAACGCCTATAAGATTCAGAATAGCTTAGACCATCGCAAATATGCTGACAAAATAACTCTTGTTTTTCAGTTAATCCATTTTGAGGATTCAAAGATATTATTTTGCTGTCATTTGATTTACTACCTTCATCATCCATTTTTTCACCTATTTTTATCCAATCACTATATCTAGTATGCACCTATATCTCACATACTACATATTGATATATAACCTATATCTTGTATTTCAGCAATGGTGGTCGGCACAAGATATGGTAAAATCGCCATTGCAAGATTTTTTGACCTATAATACCTGACAACCTTAACACCCTCTCAGTGGCTAAATTTGAGGCTCTCAGAGGGTATTTTGTTGAACATAGTATTAAACCCTATGTTTTATAGGTGTTATAATAAT